CCGGATCCAGAGCCAGACCCCCATCCTGATCCAGAGCCGGACCCGGACCCCGAGCCGGATCCTGAGCCCGAGCCTGATCCCGGACCGGAGCCGACGGGTGACCTGGTGTTCGACGGCTTCGAGTCGGCGGATATGTCGATTGACTCGAATGGCTTTGGTTGGGCGCGCAACAACCGGACCTCGGTCGTCCGCGACGACGACTGCGCGGTCTGGAACAACGGCACCATTGAGACCTGTGTCGATGATGCCCGGGAGTGGGAGAGCAGGCCAGGCTCGGGCGGAAGCCACGCCCTGCGCTTCCGGTATGCCGCCGGCGAGCCGATGACCGAGCAGCGATACTCGATCGGGTCCGCGCACCGGGAGTTGTGGGCGAGCTGGTGGCTCAAGGTCCCTGTCAACTTCGAGCATCTCGACGGCCCGTCGAGCGACAACAACAAGCTGTTCATGTTCTGGATGGACGCCTACTCGACCAACGGCGACGGGTCGACCGTCGGGATGGAGACCCGCCCGGACGGCAGCGGAGGTGCCAGGTGGTACGTCAAGGTCAGTCCCGGCCGCGGTAGCGTGCTCGGTGGCGACCAGGGTTCCGTGCCGTTCATCTCCTATCCGTCGGACCAGGGGCGATGGATGAAGATCGTCGTGCGGCTCAGGGCCGAGACTTCGGCGGGTGCCGGGGACGGCTTGATGCAGGTATGGCGCAGATGGGAGGACCAGAGCTCCTTCACGCAGACGCACAACCGGACGGGTCAGCCGATCCGGGTCCCGAGCGGGGGTCCCAACGGATTTGCCGCCGGCTACCTCATGGGCTACGCCAACTCGGCGTACGGGCAGGACACCGAGTTTCTGATCGACGACTTCACCCTGTCCACCACCAGCCTGTTGAACCAATAGAGGAGGAAGCAGTCGATGATTGAGATGGGATTCTGGTGGGGCGTCGGGGTCGGGATGGCGGCAGAGTTCATAGGTCTCCTGATTCTTGGGCGAGTGCTGACCCGCAGGCATACTTCGTCCGTCACGATTCATGAGAATGGCCAGACCCGTGTGGTCAAGGCACCTCCCAAGGCGCGCCAGCCGCGAGTCAAGAATGGCGTGCGCGTCAGCCCCAATGATGTTGTCGGGGCCGGTGAGAACGTACAAGCCGTGATCCGGCGGGAAGTGCGTAGTGAGGAGGGTCATGCTGTCATTCGGAGGGAAGTACGATGACGAACGCGCTCACTAGGCGAGGGTTCTTCCGTAGGGCGACAGGGGCCAGTGCCTCACTCATGCTTCTCCCGGTCGAGGATCTCCTTCGCTGGCATGACAAGCATTTCGCCGTGGATGCCGAGGTCGGTGTGGGTCCCCGCTGGCCGATCACCTTTGAGTTGTTGGATCCGGATGGTGAGGTCATTGATCGTAGAGTACACGCGTGGTCCGATGGCGTGGCGGACGGCCTGACGCGTCGCGCGTTCGTCTTCGCACTGCATGCGCATGAGACAGTGGAGGTCGCGGCCATGCGGTATGAGCTGATCGACAACGGCTTCTGGCAACACACCATGGGTGTGAGAACGATCCCGTTCCGTGCCATGATGACCCTGGTGGCAGGTGACATCATCGAAGTCTCGACGTTCGTTGGTGCCGAGAAAGATTGGCGCTACATAACAGAAGGTAGCGGATGATCGTCCACCACGAGGCCCGCGTCATCTATTTGAGCCACCCACGCACCGCGTCGGTGGCGACAGAGAAGGCGCTACGCTCGGTCGGTTTCGTATGGGCCGGCAAGGTCAGCCGCCACGCGAGGCTCATTGATTCGGATTGGTGGCGTGCACTCCCGGCAGACGAGCGGGCGACGTACGAGATCCTGACGACGGTGAGGAATCCCTACGACGCGCTTGCTTCATGGTGGCACCACCGCGACCTGGGTCACCCGAGACTGTCCGTCGATTGGGTGCACGCTTTCCTGGCACACGATCCGAAATACGTCATGGACGGGCGGTTGTGGGCGCTGCACGGTGACGACGCGACGACGGTGCTTCGCTTCGAGTCGATTGCCGATGACCTCGGGCACGCGTTGTGGGGGGCGGGCCTCGAGATGCCCGACTTCCCGCCACTCAACCGCACGTCACGCCGGATGCGTCGACCCTACCGAGACTTCTACGATGACGAGACGCGCGAGTACGTGGCTTTTCGCCTCGCCGAGGACCTGTTACAGTACGACTACGAGTGGGAGGGTAGCGCCGCCCTGACGGCGTGAGCAGTTCATACATCACTACGGAGGGCAGTATCATGTTGATCCGCAGCAGAGAGACCCGTCAGGGCATCCTCACGCGCTGGTTCCGGTCGCGCGGAGGGCTCTGGTTCCCCGACCTCGACCTGTTCGTGCCGAAGCACAACAACGTGCTCGCGGTGCTCGGTCGGCCCGAGGGTAAGTACCTGATCCCGGCCGCGAACATCGTGACCGATGCGGGCGACCTGCACTACGCGCAGCGTGCGGTCACGGAGGCGCTCACCAACGACTTCGACACGCATCTCGTGGCGACGGCGACGACGGGTCTTGGCAAGGCGACGGACCTGTCCGATTTCACCGAGGTCGCGGCGAGCGAGAAGACGACTGATGTTGGCTATCCGGTACGCAACGACACTGACGGGGACAACACCGGTGCGGGCGTCGACATCGTGACGCACCTGGTCAGCTACACGACCGGAGACTTCAACGCCACGGCGATCAGTCACGGGCTCATCACCAACGCCACGCCGGGCACGGCCGAGCCGATCCTGACCGGATACGCGTTCGCGGCACCGTTCGACAAGACGGCGAGCGACACGCTCAAGGTGTTCGTAAACCACGAGATGAGTGGCCAGTAAGCATGACTCCCGCCGTGCTGGACGGACCGGGCGGCAAGCGCACCATCGCCGGTAGGGTGATCGCGGGCGGCGATAACTTCGACCCCGATTGGCAGCTCGGTACGGGCCACTACTTCGACGCAGAGGCAGCCGACGAGGAGCTAGCACTGTACGTCGTCTATCCGCGACCTGATGCGGAGACGAGCAGCTACGCGCGTCATCGCTGGGCATTTCCGGGGGTTCTATTCGAGGTTCCGATGGGCGTGCAGTTCGGCGGGTGGCCGTACTGGTATACGAAGATCAGCGGCCCGTCCTGGCTAGACATCGTGTACGAGACGCTGATGCCCGTGGGCGATCATAAGGAGCCGTTGCCCGGCTACGGAGTGCTGGCAGGTATTGCCCCGGCGACGCCCCAGGCTGCGGAGAACGTGGTGGTTCGCGTCACGGATCAGACTGGGGCATTCATCGACGTGGAGTTCTCCATCACCGTGAGTGCAGACCCGTTCGTATTTCTCGATCCGGTGAACGGGGATGACGGCACGGCGGACGGTACGATCGACCTGCCCTATAAGGAGCTTTCTGCACTACAGGACGCGGCTCTTGGCGAGACGATCTGCTACATCCGCGCGGCCACAGACTATCGGCCGAACCCACCCCGTCAATTCCGCGTGGGCACCGCAAACGAGCCTCGCGCCTACATAAACTTTCCGGGCGAGACGGTCGTCATCAACTGTGCAGACCAGACGGGGTTCAGCAACGGCTCGAACGACGACACGTTCTTCGGTACCCTTACGATCAAGAACGTCAATCGAACGGACGAGAATGCCAGCAATGTGAAGGCGATTGCGCGTCTCGGTCAGGTGGAGCGCGAGACGCTTTGGCGGCTAACTTGCGAAAACATGTTCGCCGGTACTGCGTCCAACGATAACAGCGGGTTCGCAATGTACATGGCGGTCAGCGGGAGCACGGACGACCCGACGCCCGGCCACTGGCACATATACATGACGGAATGTGTCGGGGATGAGTTGAACCCGGAGGGCGTGGGATCGAACGGCGCGAGTATGTTTCAGGCTTACATGGGACGACACTTCCTCATAGAACACACGACGGTCAAGAACAGCGAGATCATCAACAACGAGTTGCTCGGGCCGAAGGAGTCAGAGAAACACGGTGAGGTGCGCAACTGCAACGCCGTTGAGAACAACACGGGTAACTATCAGTTCCGCACGTTGTGCTCTTCGGAGCGGGGCTTCCCGAAGTGGCTGCTGTTCCGCCATAATTTTAGTAGCCCGGCATACGGGGGAGTGATCGGTAGCGCAGCGGCGGCGGAGAACCGAGATAGTGTGGACCACGGCCCCATCATATTCGCACGCAACAATTTCGGCAGCGCGGGCTTGGGAGCCCTGCCCGCCGTCACACCGCCGTATGACGGTGACTATCGCGCGGTCGACAACGTTGCCGGGTCCTTGAACGGCAATTACCCCACGTCTGAGGGCAACGTGATTGATAGTGTGGGCAACCTATTCGATGCGGACATGAAGCTTACCGGGGCCGCCCGGACGGCGAACCTAGGTATCAAAGGAGCGGAGGTTGCATAATGGCACTCAAGCGATACACCGGAACCCTCACCTGCACGCTCGCGTCGCTGGCCGATGCCGCCGCCAGGCAGAGCGCGGCGCTGAGCCTGGAGGCGGGCGGTGGCGTGCTCTCCGCTGGTGAGGTCGCGCTTAACGCTTGGATCAGTGTTCAGGTCCAGGCCGGGACGACGCCGGACAGTAAAGCCGAGGTCTATGCTGCCGCCGAGATGAACGGCAACTGGCAGGACGGCGCGACGGGGTCGGACGCGGCATTTACAGCGAGCGACATCGACAACCTACCGCTACTCGGTGTCATCGACTTCGACGACACGGCGGACGCGATTCGGATGATGGCTCCGGCCAGCCTCCGAGATGCCTTTGCGGGTGCTATGCCCGACCAGGTCAGCGTCGTTGTGCTCAACGAGAGCGGAGCTGCGTTCAATGCCGCAGCTACCGAGATGGAAGTCTACTACGTTGTAGAAGCGTGGGAGGCTTAGGATGATCTATCCGGTCACGTCGCCGCATCGGGTCAGACATTCAGCCCCGATCCCCGTCGAGGCAGGGGCGGAACGTTGGCAGGTGGGTACCGATTCTCGCTTTGACGATCTGGCGTCGTTTACGTTGGTCCTCGTCTGTGACATCCTCAACACGGGCGTGTATGATGGCACGGTCAACAGACTCATGCTTAAGACGCAAACGACCCAGGCTCGTCAGCTCATAGTCAAGGGATCTAATGCATCCGCACCGGACGAGAACCTCTTTTTCTACGTTCAGCGCGACACCACACCAGCCCAAGCCATCCAGGTAGACAAGGGAATCTCTGGTGGCGGTAAGTATGTCATCGCGGTCACCTACGATGAGAGTGACGGTCCTCGCATCTACACGATGCCGTGGGGCGCGAGTGTCAGGCATCTCCAAGAGGTCAGCTACGCCACCCGCACGGTCGGTGCGGGAGCGACGACCGCCGACGCAGCGTCCAGTGAGTGGATCATCTGGAATGCTGCGTCGTTCGATGACGCGGTGCCCCTGAGACACGCGGTTTTTGTTGGCCTACTCAACGCCCGTCTCGACGTTCACGACCTCCGACACCTAGTCCAAAATACATGGCTGTGGCGCAGTGACCCGCGAGTGTTGTTCGCGCTGTCTCCTAGTGGTCAGGGTGCATACCATGAAGGTGCTGCCTCGTTGGTAGACTACGGGCCGCTCCAGCTCCAGGCCCCAACCGTTGATGGCTATGGTGTGGGCAGCTTGGGGTGGCGTCGGAAAGCGCCGTGGGGGCTTCGGCTCACGCGCCAGACGGACTGGTGGCTCGATGATACGGTGGCATCGCCTTCCGGTTCCGTGACCCGTAAGATCGTGGCCGTCGTGGGGGCGCCGTGACCGAGTGGGAGGTCCTCCTCGTCGGCGGTATGACGCACGATTCGTCGCGGCACACGTGGAACGACGTGCCTGACGGTGTGCTCGTCGTCTGGTACTGGGGGCCGCGTAGCAAGGGGAGTGAGGATCTGATCTGATGGCCGTCAACGGACTCACCGGCTGGTCGACCTCCGATTTCCTGTCGGTCGCGGCGGCCATCGTGACCGACGGCTCGCCGTTCGGTATCTCCGCGTGGGCGCATGACGGAGACGACTGGATAGCGGGATCGATCGCGGTCTCGGGCGTCAGCGCGGGCACGAACCAAGCGCACCGCCTGACCACGGACGACGGCGGGACCAGGATCCTGAGCGCCACCGCGCGCACGACCGCGACCGGCGCGGCGCTGGCGGCGAACGCCTTCACGGCGAACGCGTGGTTCCACGGCTTCGGAGCCTTCGTCGCGGACAACCTGCGCGAGTCACGAATGAATGGCGGCTCGCTCGGTACGAACACGAACAACCGCAACGTGTCCGAGCCGGACATCTTCACCATCGGCGCGCGCAACGGGGGTAGCACGCCGTGGACCGCCGCAGGCGGCATCTGCTCGGTCTCGCTGTGGGACCTGACGGACTTCGACGAGACGGAGCGGACGGCGCTCGCCTCACTGCTCGCAACGCTCGACGGCGGGGTCGCGCCCGACCCGAGGGACGTGGACGCTCAGGTCGGGCAACCGTGGAGCGGGATGCTGCTTGCCTACTGGCGGCTCGCTGACAGCACCGACCTCGACGACCTAGTGGGCGCGAACGACCTCACGATGCAGGGGACGCTGACCACGTTCGGCACGGCGTCGCCGGTGGGGGACGCGGACGAGGCGGGCAATATCCAGATGATATCGGAGGCGGTCGGCATCACCGAGGCGACCGTCACGACTCGTGCCATGGCACGCATCGCCGCCGAAGCAGTCGGCATCACCGAGGCGGTAGCGCGTGCTCGCACGCTGGCCCGCTTGATCGCTGAAGCGGTCGGTATCCCCGAGATGGTTGTACGCTTTCGCGCACTGGCCCGCACGACTTCCGAAACGCTCAACATCTCCGAGACGGCTGTACGCTTCCGTGCACTGGTCCGGATCAAGACCGAGGCCGTGGCCGTCATCGAGGCGATCGTCGACATTCTCGCTCTTGGCACCATCGTGCGCGTGATAGACGAGGTAGTCCAGTTTGGTGAGTCCGTCACGCGCTCGCGTACGCTCGTCAGGTTCCGCGCTGAGACGCTCGACGTGGTCGAGGCCGTGACCCGGTCCCGCACGATGGCGCGCATCAGTGACGAGTTGGTCCACGTCCGCGAGGTTGGTGGTTCCGTCGAGTCGCGGATCTCGGCGGTTGTCGACGAAGCTGTGCAGGTCGCGGAGACGATTGTTACCGTGCTTCCTGCTGCGCTCATTCGGGTGATAGACGAAGCTGTATGGGTCACGGAGACGATCGTTACCGTGCTTCCTGCTGCGCTCATTCGGGTGATAGACGAAGTTCTTTGGATCGTCGAGGAAGGCGGCGTGGGCACTGCGGTGGCCTACGTGCGTCGGATCAACGAGGTGGTGCAGCTCGCCGAGAGCGCGATCAACACCCTCGTCGGCAACGTGCTCATCCGCGTGATCGACGAGGTGATCCAGATGTCCGAGACGATCGCCAGGGCGCGTACGCTCGCACGTTCGATCACGGAGACGGTCGACGTGGTGGAGGTCCGAGCACGTGCCATGACGCTCGCCCGAGCGGTCGCCGAGGCCGTGCACGTCATCGAGACTAAGCTCGGCAAGCTGCCGGGAGCAATCATCCGCGTCATCACCGAGACACTCGGCATCGAGGACGCGGTAGCGACCGCCCGGACCATGGCTCGTTCGATTATCGAGGCGGTCACGGTCCTGGAAGTTATTGCCCGTTCGCGTATGATGGTCCGCGCACTAACTGAAGCACTCCTGCTTGATGAAGCAGTTACGCGTGCCCGGACGATGGTCAGAAGTGTTGGTGAGGCGGTGCGCATCTTGGAGGCACAATTGGGTGTGCTCCCGGGGGCACTGGTGCGTGTAGTTTCCGAAGCTTTGCGCGTGGGTGAAGTGATTGGGCGGGTGCGTAGTCTGGTGCGCACGGCAGCAGAAGTTGTTGCTATTGCAGCAACCACATTCTACTCCCTCGTATCAACTAATCTTGTGCGTGCGGTGAATGAGAACTTGATTATTACCGAAAACATACTTCGGTCACGCATCATGGTTCGTGTTATTCAAGAAACTATGGGCATTATCGAAACTGCAATTGCTTTAGTGAATATCGTGCGTGGACGTGTTCTTTCAGCAGTACTAACGTTGCGGACCACAGTGCATGCTATATTGACGTTACATACTACTGACCACAAGGACATCTAATGCCGACGTATAAAGGGGTGGTTACCGATTTTGTTCCAGGTGACAATATTAGTTTGCGCCGAACAATTGCCCGAGATGGTGGCGGTGTGCCTGATGAGGTACTACCGGACGGGGCAACCATTGTTAAAGCATGGTTTACCATCAAAGAAAAAGTTTCAGACGCTGATGGTGATGCCTTGATACAGAAAGAAATCACAACACTTGCGTCAGCTGGTATTGGTGAGATCGAAAACGATGGTTCAGGAGACACTGATCCTGTACTGCGTTTTGATCTTGTTCCAGCAAATACACTTGTAATCGGGGTCTTACCGAAGCGGTATGATGTACAAGTATTGACCAGTACTGGAGAAGTCTATACACCCGAGGTCGGCAAGATTTATGCGTCGACTCAGCAAGTAACGATAGCTTCTTCCTAGGTACCCCTGTACGGCCTGTCGGTCCCTTGGCCATACCCCCACCCCCACCCAAGACCTAGCAACCCCCTACGGGGCTTAGGGCATGTTGTGGGGGTACTTTTCCAACTGTACTAGGGTCGGTGTTGGGGTATACATGGAAATGGCCTGTCTTCCGTGGGAGCTGATCCTAGTTCGCCGGGGCGACTAAGAAGCACGAAAGACAGGCCATTCCAACTCTACCCACACCAACACCTACCCATGAACTATAAAACTAACATGAAGTACCCTGCGGATTCAATACCCTAGGCGTCACGTTTCTGCACTAACCCCCAATTAGGTCCATCTTCAACATCTACTTTAACTGGCACGCTAAAACTAATCGCTGTTTCCATGATATGGTAAAGTGCTGCGAAAGCTTCTTTGTTCTCTTCCATTACACTAAAATCAAGCTCATCATGAACTGTTAGGCGCGGTACACCAATTACATCAAAAATACCAGCCTGCCAAGCATCAAGCATAGCCTTCTTTAGCAAATCTGCAGCAGAACCCTGTAACCGACGATTTAGTGCTTTGTGCAGATATGCTCTTTTGGGGTTCCCATACCTCAAAATAGCTTGTTCATATGGTAACGGTATCGCCGTTTCATCATAATGCCCTGGCACAAACTTTTCGAAACGGGAGCGTCTTCCGAGTATGGTAGTAATGAACCCATTTTCGTCAGCTTCTTTTCCAGTCACGTCCATTGTATCACGCAAGAATGGTGCAGCATGATGGATAGCATCAAAGAGTGTTTGTGCGCGGGTAGAAGACAACCCAAGGGAACGAGCTAGCTTCTTTTTTCCCATTCCATATAGAGTATTACCTGTGAGCATTATGCGTTGGCCTTGGCGCATCACCCATGACCCTAATTCTGTGCGTATACACCAGACGTCTGTATTATCTAACGGTCTTATACGCATACGTTGTCCACCGATTTTTGGTGTACAAAGTCGAATCTTACTATGGCCTGAGCTCGTGCTAGTTGTCGGAAAATAACCGTCCATGAAAAACGCAAGGCGCATTGCATCTGCAACTGGTCCTTCATTCTGTGCAAAGACAGATGTACTACCTCGGTTTGTGCCTTCAGCGGCTATTGCAGCATCCACAAATGCACGCCGTTGGTCAACCCCGAACTTACGAACTAACGTTTCCAGGTCATGCTCAAAAAGACCTGCTTGGTGCCAAAATTGGCGCGCATATTTAGTTTGGATCAAGAAATGGTGTACTGGCCATTTCTGACCACATTGTAATTTGGCGACGTGCATAGTATGCGGAATTGACGCACGTGCCAGTAACTCTTTGATTTGAGCTACATATTCTGGTTTTGCTTGCAAAACACGAATTGTTGTTCTGCCACTCTTCCAATTTACGTAGCCGTCAGTATGAAGCCAAGCAACAAGAGCTGCTTCATCAGGTGTGAGGCCAGAGGCATCCTCTACGGAAGCAGGACGTGACAAATAGATTGAGTGTTCTGTGTTCATTTCTTCCGCAGTAAATACCTTATCTACATACCACCGATCACCTTGATTTGTTCCATGTCGCTGATTTCCGTACCAACGATGATTTGGAGTACATTGTGCTTTAAACTTACCAGATGACATTTCAATAAGTGGAGCATGTGCGTATTTTACCTTTTCGAGGATTGCTGTCCAAATCAATTTACCATCTTTAAGGCCTAGTGTCTTATCACCAACTCGAAGTTCATCATATAGAAGCCATCCGCGTTGTGTGAGTGCTTGTGTGTCCATAGGTACACAACCGAAGTTAATCGTCTTTACAGACGGTCTGTCGTCTTCGGCACCAAGCAATCCTGTGATGGTGAAGATAATCTCTTGCACTAATTTGTGGAAGTCTGTATGTGGGTCAGCATTGTACCGACGTCTAACTTCATCTGAACCTTCGCCTACAGCAAAATGTGCAAGAATACGGTACTCGATTTGACTATAATCTATCTTCCGCCAGAACATATGTGAGAGGTCCGGTACAAAAGCTTCTCTGATTAACTTCCCAAGCTTTGATCTACTTGGAATGTTCTGAAGGTTTGGGTTCGAAGAAGAAAGCCTTCCTGAGCGGGCACCACGCGTTCCATCGCGTAATTGATGAAACTGCCCATGCACAAACCCATCAACATGTGACTCTAGTAAATAGCTCTCTATGAAAGTGCTGATAAACTTCTGCCGTTTACGCTTCAATAAGACTAGCTCAGGTAATCTGTGGTCAACAGAAGTTAAAATGGCTTCTGTAAAACTTGGTGAACCAAGTTCAGTGTATCCATAAGGCAACCCAAGTTTATCGAACGCTTTCTTAAGGTCTTCATTCGCATTAACGTTTATCGTGAATCCGACTGTAGCTTTAATTTCTTTGTCGATATCTTTTAGCTCATTGAGCATTACTGTACGTAATTCTTCAGCACGATCAAGATCAATACGAACACCTTTAAAACGCATGGCAATGATCAATGGTATGAGATCACATTCCATGCGATAAATATGGTAGAGATGTTCTTGAACTAGCTTTGACCATTGAGGACTGAGTACACGGAGAGGTAGGTCAACGTCTCCTTCTACGTAGGGACCTACCAGTGAAGGCGGTGATCTGTAGATATTCTTACGTTGCTTCTCTGTTGGGTTGCCGCCATAATAGTCGGCACACCATTGGTAAAGAAGGTTTGTGGTCTTACCTTCACCGAAATATCGTTGACCCAAGAAATCCAGACTTACCTTAGCGTCTTCTTGTAGCAATGCTTCAGCGTATTGTACATCGTGCAGTTCACCCTGCACAAAGATATCTTCTTGCTGTAACCAACCGATATCGTAGATAAGATTAGCACCTACCTTGGGTATAGCCGATGTCTCAAATGCATCTTTTGCCCAAGCGAGTACATGTGCTGGCTCAAGATTCTCTTCAGGACACACTTCGTGCCGCATTGGAAAGTACCAGCGGCCACCGTCAGGGGTTCCTGCGGCAATACCTACGATATGACCTTTTCCGCGAGCCCAGCCCGGGCCTTTATCGGCAGGTTTGGCTAACTCTGGATCGTAAGTTTCGACGTCGATGCAAATTGCTGCCGCATTTCTTAGATTTGGAAATGCAGCTGGTGCCACCCATCCAGTTTCTGGTATAGGTGGCATGACACGCGCCATGCGGTCGCCTTTCTTGCGCGGCAAGTCTCGCCAAAAAAGGCCCACAGCATCATTGCGCATGTATTAATGCATACCAAGAAAGACACCGCGAAGATTGTGACCAACAAAAGGCGCCGCTTTTGGGTGGCGTGTCAAATCTATGGCTTTGACATGTTCACGGAGTAGGTTTAACATCTTGACGTTGTACGCACCAAAGTCTGGCAGCCCGTTAATCTCATAAGAGGCACCAGCTTCACCGAGCAACGATGTTGTAATCATACCTTCTCGAAACAAGATACGCCCTTCTTTTTCTACGAAAGGCCCTATAGTGTCCAAGGCCTCGAAGAAATTGTCTGGAAACGGTAGAAGGCAAGGCGGGTTTTCCGTATCACCAAACACTGAATCTAGCATAAAGTCGATAGTAGGCCATTTTGGGTCTAGAAGTTGCGTGCGCAACCAACGATCACCTGGAAAATGAAAGGTTGCACTATTCGCGCCCAATTGAATCCTAAGCGGCTCTGTCCCTATGCGAATAAGTTCTGTGACTGCTGTGGTGGGCAAGTTAACGTCAGGCATTGCTTCACCCAACCAATACTGTGCAAGAATAATGTTGTTAGTCGCGTAAGCAGAATAACCTCGAAGAAGAATTCCATTGCTCCAAGGGCGTGAAGCATCAGAACTAGTGTAGCCAATAAGAACACGCATAGCTTCAACCAGTTTATCACTAGTTGGAACATCTTCTCCCTCTGGTTTGATGTAATCCAATACTTCTTTGTCTTCAATACATTCAATAATCGCACGAAAACGTCCAGACCGAAGCGTCAACCTACCAGTTTCGGTCAAGTTGATAGCTGTTGTATCTGATGTGCACCTTTCAATCGCTTTGATAAACGGGACAGCTTTAGGTGCGGCATGGATGTCTGTGTCAATTGGGCTTGATAAAGCAATAATACCATCATACCCTAAGACACGACCGTCTTTGATCAAGAAATGAGTCAATGCCGGTTGGAAGTCTTTGGTTGCAACAGCTCTACCGACAAACTTGAGTGCACTAAGCATCGTGTTCACACCATAGCACACGGGTTGGATGATCCTTCTCTACAAATTCCCACCAGAAGATTTTCCCGTGCCTTGTCCAGAAGCCCCAATCTTGTGAAAGCGGTCCTGCGTATGCAATAGTGATTGAAATCTTCTTGTGCAACCGAACAATACGGTGCTTATAGTTGAGTGGCATACTCCTAAAACGAAACGGCCGCACTACGTTTACCACACGGCGTGGATAACCTTGCTGTGCTTCTCTTAATGTGCTGTCAGGCGCCGGCACTTCTTCGTCGTATCCACCCTTCACAATAATTGACTTGAACGACCAAGGGTGGTCATGCAAACAATTATCACTGTCTGGTGCATGAATGATGTGCAACCGAAAAGACCGGCGTCTTGGACCAAGTTCAATCAACCATCGTTGCATGTAAAGATTGTCACTACCGATACGATCAGCTGAACCCATGTGAATGTTTGAGCGTGTGATCATAAGAAGCCCACGAATACCAATCTTGTAGAGGTAATGTGCGCTGTTAACCTTTTTATGCTCACTCATCAGAATAATACCGGCTGAGGTTGAATGAACTGTTTGTTAACGATCTGAGCTGCACCCATACCACCGTACGTGACCATATTGAAGCACTTACGACTCAAATGGGAGACACGGAGACGTTCTAGGTCAAAACCGAGTCCTTCGATGTACCCCACAATTACATCACGATGTTCTGTTGGTAACGTGTCCACATGCTTAAACATCTCTTTGCGTTGTGGAGCGTGTTCCGACACCGCTATGGTTCCATGCTCAGGTAAAAAGATGTTGCCCATACCACCAAGCTGAACCCAAGAGGATGAATCAACTGAATACCAAGGATACCGTGCCATCAAGAATACAGAAGTCAAGCCAAAGCCATGAACCTTTAGCTTGGGTGTACCGTCTTCATTCGTAAGGTGTGTACCCCATATCCGATCAAGCCATATCGTCAACTGTGGTGTAGAGATGGGAACCATGCCACCAATAGTAATATGCTCATATTGTGACACGTAATATCTGAGCACTTCTTCTGGCTCGCCGTAGTGATAGCATGGCAACACCTGAATACCGCGTTGTTCTATGTACTTTTGATTCCGCCATGTTTGTTCAGCACTGCCAATAGCATCAAGCACAGAAGCTACTTCAATGAAGTCTACATTTTCTTGACAGTAATCACAGTAGCGGTCTATGTCGACGTCAACACCTTGTGTGTATGATGAGAAAGCACCTGAGTCAAGAAAGATTTTCCTACCCGTAGCACGAATACGATCAACAATGCGTTGCTTGCTGACATAATGGTACGAGTCAAGCACATGCACAGCTTCTACAACAGCTTGCTTCTCACGTTCATCGAGACGATTGTACAGAGGACTTCCTTCACGGAAGTCGTTGTACATCATCGCCGCAAGGTAGACCTTCATTCTCCGTTTTTGTCGGCTCTATCCAGAGCACCTTTGTCCGTGTATTCATAGCGAGGATATCGGCGTCCAAGCTTCTTTATGTTGTTCACCAGTGTAAGTTCACGGTCTATTTTCAGTCCTTGCCGTAAACCTTCCATATAGAACTCAAGATCACCAAGTTCTTCTAGAAGGTTCTCAAAGACCAGTTCTACGTCTTTCCCGTAGATCGCGATTTTTTTAATGGCGTCTAGGATCTCGCCGGCTTCACCAGAGATCCCAATTGCCATGTGAAGAAGGTGTGCCTGATCAGGTGACATGTCACGTAGGATATGGCTACCCGGCTTGTAGAGCCGGTGCACCATGTCGGCGTGTCGTTCTTCGTTGGTCCTACCCGCCAATATGTAGTTCATCAAGCATCTTCTCTCTGTTCTTGCCAGTGACGGATAGCATTTTCGAGGTCATACCTTTCGATACCCTCAAACTTTCGTGGTAAGTCTATCATATCTAGCACACGGTATGTCGGCAAGTCCATGAGTTCATCTTCTAGTCCTTGTTCAGCCATGGTGTCGAGGATTGTCATCAGCTCGCGGTATTCATCTTTTCGCATCATGTCTTTCCTTTACAGGGATAGGAACTCTTGACGGACCGTTTGTTCTTTGAACACACCGAGCAGACAGGTTGTGACTGTTTCATGGCCTTGCTTACAGATCCCGCGGCTTTCCATACAAAGGTGCCGGGCTCTTACAGATACACCTACACCGCGTGGCTTCAAAACATCGTGCAATTTCTGTGCAACTTGTGTGGTCATCCTTTCTTGTACCTGAAGCCTGCGTGCGTAAACATCAAGTAGCCGTGATAACTTCGATAGGCCGACGATGCGCCCATTAGGTATGTAGGAGATCGTGGCTGTACCAAAGAAAGGAGCCATGTGGTGTTCACAATGACTGTAGAAAGGAATGTTCACAACCGACCCCATCTCATCGTAATTTTCACCACCGTCGGCAAATTCTTTTAGAATAGCATCAGGATTGATATCATAACCACCGAACCAATAGCGCATTGCACGTGCTACACGTTCTGGTGTTTCAAACAATCCACCTCGATTTGGATCTTCTCCAATGAAGTTAAGAAGTATTTCTATTGCGTGATGCACATGCACATTGCTAAGGTCTGTCATGTGCTTGCCTCAAGTGTGTACACCGCAGAACATTTACGTGTCTCCTCTACGACTACTTTGTAGAGAAGTACATTAGTGCGCCGAAGAACCAAAGGACCTACTACACGCACAAGGTGCACAGCTATGTTCTCTGCAGTAGGATTAAAGGGAACCCATACTATGCTGCTTGCAAGGTTCTTACTAACATCAGTGAACATGATTGCTTTCAACCATGTGTCATCGACCCAAATTAAAGTCTTGTGATCCCAGTTGTCTTCCAACCATTGGCATAGCAACGACTTAATGACGCTGAAATCGATCACACGACCAACGGTATCAAGCTTATTTGTTCTGCAATGAAAATGGACACGATAATTATGACCATGAAGGTATCTGCATTTGTTTTCATGCCCAACAACACGATGCCCTGCGCTGAAGTCATGGTAACGCACAGCCTCAATACTAGACATATATCATGACCTCCCGGACAAGGTCCTCGTACTCACCAATATCTTCATAGTTCTTTGTGTCAGGCATTTCCATCTCACCCATGTAAACAGCACGCAGCACGAGTGGATCTGGTACCATTGCCAATTCGAAGCCTTTAGCACGAAGCAAACTAGCGTGATCTTTTCCAGTAGGAGGAAATTTCCCATCGTATGCCGTATGAGAGAACGCCAGCGCCTGATAACAATTAGGTCGGGTATTATCTATGTCACTCAACCCAAGCGCCATGTTGACTGTTGCTTCTTTGTCTTTGTGCATCAGTGGTGTCAAAATGCGCAAAGAACTGGGTGCGCCGTCTTTACCCGTGAATGCACCAAGAGACGATGCAACCACCATAGCAGCTATAAAGTCTGGCCGGCAGTCAGGGTAACCGCCATAGTCTTCGGCGCTAACACCCGTCACAATCACATTGGTATTCAATGTGTAAGCTCGATTTGCCGCAATGGTCAAAAAGAGTTGGTTCCGCATGGGAACGAATGTCTTTTCAAGACCACCAGGCAATGCTTCATGGTTCTCGTATTGCTCCAAGTCACTGCCTGAAATCAATGGCGATGTTCCGTGCAGTGTTTCTACTGGTAGGCGCAATACTTCATGTTCACAATTAACCAAGTTGCATATATCGATTGCAGCCATGATTTCTTTCGCATGCCGCTGCCCGTAGTTGAAGGTTATAGCGTGAACCTTCTTAAACCTTCGCATGGCCCAAAAGAGGCACGTGGTTGAATCCTGCCCACCAGAGAACACTACAACACAAGAAGACATGTTTTGGCTCAGGTTAAGGAAGTCCGATATATTTGTGCAGTTGAATACCCATGATAACGTTTTGTTGCTCTGCTACTGTGGTAACCACAGCTTGTATAGAACGGCGATTTCCTTCCTCGGTAAGCCCGTCCATGGGGTTGAGATAGATAGGGCCTACCCAGCCGTCCGGTGGCCTTGCAACGTGTTTGGCAACCCCACCTAGGGGGTGCCCAAGCGCGCTAACGGGTAACCCGTCATCGGCAACTTGATCGTAAGACAGCACATACTTGTAAGCATGTGCCTTAACTGCTGTCTTCGGATGTATTCCTGCGGTCTTTGGACTGACAACAACGAGAACACGACTCCAAGGAAAATCGTCACCAGGATACAGCACACCATTGGTTTCAATCTGAACAGCATAATCAGCGGCTAGTAGACGCGACACAAATGGCGTGATATTCTGTCGAAAAGGTTCACCACCTGTGATGACAACTAGTCCTTTGCGTTTACTCTGCGCACTAACGGCATCCACGATACCTTGTGGCGACATCGCGACTCGGTTACTCGTGTAGTCAGTATCACAGAACGGACACTGTAAGTTGCACCCAAATAGGCGCACAAAAACAGCGAAGTGACCGCTACAGGGTCCTTCGCCTTGAATCGTTGGGAAAATCGAATGTACTTTTACGAAACCATCTTCATCATAGTCTCGTGGTTTTGGTGCCTGTTGATTTACGTTGTTGATCATGAGCGACCTTGTGAGGAAGAAGGGGTGAGCCATGGGTTGGCTCACCCCCTTTGAGGTAGACTTAGTTCTTCCAGAGGACGGTCTTACGCCTCGACCTCAGCAGTCGCAGCTTCATCAGCCTTGGTACGACGTGCGGCGATGCCGTAATACTTGCACCACCGACCATACTGCGTCGCGATGGTAGCGGCGTTGAGGCCCTCGGCTTCACCAGCCTTCATCACGTCACCACGCCGCGCGGGCTCACCAGCGTGCTTGGAAAGCTCGTCAGCGATTGCCCACACTCTGCCAGTCTTGGAAGAAGCGTCTCGCGGGCGCGACACACCGTTCTTCTTGTCAGCAGGTGCCGGTCCGGCCTTCTTCTCTTCGCTCGTGTCAGTATTTGCCGCTTTCTTCGCCATCAGTGTCTCCGTTCAATGATGTCCTTCTATTTGAGCCGAAGGACTTTGGCCTCCCTGTTGCTAGGACGATCCCCATTCTCCTAGCATGCCGGTGCCGCTGTTAGACTCTGCATACTCTCACCGGCTTCCCGAGTTAACCCACAGGACAGGCAAGGCGAAGGCAAATGTCCCCCGCTTTCCCCTGACAAGGCGGATGTTTTGTGGCGCCCAAGTGTCAGCTTGATTGCTTTTGTCATCCCTTTCAACTTGCCTGTCCTGAATTCCCAAGTGAGCCTTAGCACGGTGCGTTGTGGTCTGCAACACGGTCAATTCCCTTGCTAAGTAGGGTCGAGTCTTAATTCCCGTTGTTGCCCTCTAACGTGGCGCAAATCAACGAAGCTGACCAAGCAGGACTCGTCTTTCTCTACCACTCACTTCAATTCTCGTCCAGGGGTCGAATCCTGGTTCACTACCTAGTGATTGCGATTGTGATATCGAAGAATCACACTCCGATTGTTACTCTATTATCACGACACGCTTAGGGCCAAGCTCTGCCTTGGCGACACGAGAAAACTTTTAGCCCTGCTTGATCTCAATACCAAGGAGCTTCATCTCCTCCTTGGCCCATTGCTTGAGATCCGTCTTGTCTTCGTCTGACAGCACGCGCCATTCACCGATGAAGGCGCTGGCCCCGGTTCCGCCCAGCTCACGGCGAAGGTACTGAAGCACAGTCATGAGAACGTCTTCCTCCATTTGTAGAATTGTGTCTTTGCGGTGTTTTCGTTGACACCTTGTTCTAAAGCCGCAGCCACCACCTTATCACGCTCCACAGTGGTAGGCTTCACACCCCGTGTGAGCATTTCGTCACATAGTGTCCATACAATGTCGACTGGCTTTTTCGCTTCGCTGCGGTTTCGCATGCGACCGCTGGTTTCGGTCTTTCCGAACCCTTGGGTGAAAAACTCTTCACTCTCACATGGAACCACTAAGGCGCCAGGAGAAATGACGTAACCATCTTTCTCCCAACCATCACCTTCTACACGAGGTATCTTCACTGTTACACTGCCGGCACCCACATGTGTCACACGTCCTGCTTGAGTACCAGGAGGGCGCCACGGCATTACGAATGTGTCGCCAACGGTGAGGGTGCCGACTTGCACCGTTTCCATGGGGAGGTGACTCCTTCGTAAGAGGTCCTTATTTCTCAACTCTAACCAAAGTTACCGATTGCTTCGACCACTTGTCAAGAGGTATCAATACGGTAATCCTTCATCCCATGCTCCACACCCATAGGCGATGATGCTCGCTGGTGGTCTTGTAGGCGGAGTCGTGAGCTTGCATCCTTCTGAAGGTTCATCGAAATTGACACAAGTTAGGCACGAAGTTATGATCTTTTTATCGTGCAGTTTTCGGGTAAGCATGAGCATATACGGAACGTCGTATTTCGGCATTAGCTGTTCCTTGGTGCCAACAAGGCTTCGAGGCGATCAGCGAGGTCAAGGAGGCCGGTGATCTCCGCGTGCATCTTTTTGGCCGCGTGCTCGGACGCCTGCGAGGCTACCCATCGAAAGCCTTCACAGTTAGCTCGGATGCGGGCTACATCTTCCCACGTGAAGCCGAAAGGCTGGTCATGGAGACAGTATGCTGCAAGGCCGTGGCGCTGGTACACTGTGAGATTTGTTGAATAATAGCTGTCATCACACTCTAGGCTCAGTACATACTTGCCATTCTCCACCAAGATGATCCAAGGTTGGATCGGCATGCCAGGCCAATAAGGGTGACCCTTCTCCCATTGCTCAGCCGTCAGCGCTGGTCTCATTATGTTCTTCCTCTGCGTTTACAAGGTGACGATTAAGACACCAGATAGCCTTCTTTAGATCAGTTATTTCGTCTGAACCTTCTTTCCATCCTGCACGGATCAGATACTTTAATGCACTGCCAAGTAAGAAACCTAGATTAAAAGCTTCGATAATCTTGATGACTTCATATGGATTATCTTCACCACCGTAATGAATAGGATGGTTAACCTGGTCAGAAGTCATAACCGCATATTTCCGGATAGCGTCCGTGTGCCTTCTCTAGTACAGAAATCTTCTTTGGTATCGGTAGGTAGTCAACAGCTTTCATTCCTTCGGGTACACTTGGCGGCACTCCCCAAGGTGAACGAACTAGCCACCATGATTTTGCTATATGACCTGCGTACCCACTGTGGTCCAAGCAAATGTACTCATTGAATTGCCTGAGCCCACATATATAGGTCACCCGCATTGAATCAGGTTTACCCTGCTTCTTGTGCACACGATAGATTACATGTGTCACATTAAAATCCTGTATCGCAATATCATCGGCTGCAACAAGTTCGAACGTACTTGCCATCGCCTTTAATTTCAAGTTCTTTGGGAACTCCACACCACATAGCGGGTTCTCACAGAAACGGCTTGCTGCGTGCGAGTAGCAACCACACACCTCGCACAGCCGTACTGGGGCTATGCCCTTTGGACCCCTACCTTTTTTACGAGGCAATACCGGGTCGTTGATTGGTCCAAGCCGTTGGGTGTTGCCTGCGAAGTCAAGACAAAGGCAATTGGGTTTCGAACCCGCAGCAATAGCGGCGCGTCTTTGTTCAGCTGTGGCTATTGCCATATTTGGTGCATACACTGGACGAGTACCACGGCCAAGCATCTGCACCCACAAACCAGGTGACGCAGTTGGTCGTAGCATGACAATGCAGTCAATGTCCGGAAAATCGAAACCAGTAGTGAGGATGTTGTTGTTCACTAGTGCACGTAAATCGCCACGTTTGAATGACGCGATACGTGCGTCACGCTCTCTAGGTGGTATCTTAGAGTGAACGTAAGAAGCAGGAATATCGTAGGCGTCCTCAATATGGTTTGCGACATTCTCCGCGTGCTCTATTCCCGTGGCAAAGATCAACCAATGGTGACGATCGTATGCCAATTGCACCGTTTCGCGAATGGCCGCTTCTGTCACAGACTGTTTGTCAACACGTATCTGAAGCGCGCCTTGTTGAAAATCTCCTTTTGACATCGGCACCCCGTCCACGTCTATAAGCATGTTCGGACGTTTGGGGATGATCGGTGACAGCCAACCCTCTTGAAGGAGCCAATTGAAGCCTTTGCGGTCTGTCAAGTCAAAACCAATGTGTGTGAACAGTCCGCCGTCGTCTTCTACCAGCATTCCTCGACCCAAACGGTATGCTGTTGCCGTAGTACCGATAACGCGCAGATGAGGATTTATTTCTTTGAGTCCATTGACGAACTGCTGATACATAGTGTCGCGTTTACTGTCTACAAGATGTGCTTCGTCAACGAACAGAAGATCGATGTGTTGGAAGATATCCGCCTTCTTGTATACGGATTGAATACCTGCAAACGTGATAGGGTTTCCCGTGTCTCGACGACCCACACCTGCACTATAGATACCTGCGGGTGCTTGAGGCCACACAGACATAAGAGCCTGAAAGTTCTGCACAATCAGTTCTTTGACGTGTGTGAGCACCATTGACCGAGTGGTCGGGTACGTTTGGTGAGCCTTTCTTAAGAAGTCCGCAATTACAAGCGACTTACCCGTTCCTGTGGGAATCGCGATCAGTGGGTTACCTTCGTGGTGGCGCGCAAAGAAATCAAAAGTCAGCTGAATTGCCGCATTCTGGTAATCCCGCAGAACGATGTTAGTGGAACCGTTTGACGACGTCATTGCAAGCTGTTCACGGTACCACTGGTCACCGCCATTTCTAGAAACATGCCACCATCCACACTGCTTTGAGAAATAGGGCCGCATAGGTTCGCGGCCACTTATTTTGAATGCGGCGCTTATCGCCCTGTCTTCAGATCTATAAGCAACCTTACTGCACACAATGCATCGATAGCGCCCATCTTCAAACGAAAGAGGTGCTTTACTCACACTTCCTCTGGTATCTCTTTGTGCAGTTGGCAACCTCGCAGTTGCGCATGGTAGTCCAAAGTCACATCAAACCTAGCGCAATACCAGATGCCATTTACATCAGGATTTGAGTGCAGACATGTTCTGCAGTTCTTTTCTTTTGGTTGACCATTGTGGCACACCTGCTTAAAATCACAGAACCGGCAAATGTACCAAGCTGGTGAAGCACCATCTATGCGTTTGGGTGGAAGGTCACTATAGATGATCCTATGCGCACGGTCTTTGTACTTTTCGGCAACCTCAAGATTCGGTTCTATGACCTCAATATGTAGCTCATCGTCGTTCTTGTTTACAGCAAAGTACAAGGCCGCAGGCAAGTCTTCGTAGTGCATGTATATCTGCGTCTGGACATAATGCTCCCATTTCGCTTTAGCAACCTTGTGCGCCTTTACCTTCTTGAAGCTTTTGTCGTTGTGTGTCTTGAACTCACCAAGTATCCAAAGAAGCGGAAAATCGGGTGTGTCAAATAGTTTGCTGTCTAAAGAACCACCAAAGTGCCCATCATGGTCAATAACACGAAACTGCTTGCCAGTGTCAGGATTTTCTGTAAGCACATGGATACCAGCACGACGAAGGAATCCAGCAAAACGCGATTCTTCATCTTCACCACGAGCAAATAGGCGTAACATTCGGCCTGCGAACTTGACTTTTGCGGCCCACCTGAAGATATACCATAGTTGCCGTGGACATTCGCGGCCGATAACAGATGCGCCAAGATGGTTACGGAACCCTGTTCCTTGGTATGTTTCGAGAACAGACTCGATTCTTGTTTCGGTTTTGGTTTTCATAGGGGCACCGCCGGGAGTCGAACCCGGAACCTGCCGATTAAAAGTCGGCTGCTCTACCCAATTGAGCTACGGTGCCGACCGTGCTACTGCTGAAGCCAGGGGGGTGTGACCGGGGGTGCGTTCTCTGGCGCAGCAGGTTGAGGCGCCACCGGACCTGGAGCGGCAGGAGGTGCGAATCCAGGAGGCGCCACGGGTGCGGGTGCAGCAGGAGGTGCCGCAGGGGGTGCGGCGGGGGCCGGAGCAGCTGGAGGAGTGGGGGGTGCCGGTGCAGCAGGGGGTGCCGGTGCGGTAGCAGGCTGCTGCCACGGTGGAGCGGCCGCAGGAGGTGCTGCCGCACTAGGAGGTGCACCTGCAGGCGTCGCAGGAGGACCAGACTTCTTCTTGTTGCGGGGCTCGAGGATGATCCCCTGGGCGTTCTTCGATTCGTTCTCGCCCAACTTGGCGAAGCCCTTCACCTCGTTCTTGGCGTCGTAGTTCCCCTCAGGGTCAATCTCCACGATACGAGCCATGAGCGGTCGTCCATGGAGCTGCTGAGAGTCTTGAACCTGGTACACCCCAATGGCGTGACAGATGGCAGACATCTCACCATTAGCAATGTCGGCCGCCACGGGGTTCTCGTTCCACATGTTCAAGCGGACCCAGCATAGACGATCCTTGTTGGGACCGTCCAGCACCCTGCCGACCAACTCGAGGTAATGATTCTTCTGGTTGTTTTTCGACTGCTTCACCTCAGACTCGGTAAACATGATGTTATACCAGTCTGTCGGCATTGGTCCAGGAGGGCCTGCTGCCGGATCGTGCTGTGAGGCGTCGAAATGTCCAATCGATACCATAGAAACTATGCTCCTTGTTGAATGGAAGCGGCCAATGCCGCCTTGTGGGTAAGGATACGGTTGATGATGTTCCCAAGATGGGGTTCTTCGAATTCTTGAAGTGCCCCTGAACGATCCTTGGCTTCGTACTGAAGGCTGACGTCAGTGCGCAGGTACCGAAACTTCTGACCTTCTGCCGTCTGCCCAATCTCTAGTGAGAACAACTCATCGAAAAAGTAAGGCATGTCTTGTGTCAGCGCATTTCCAGGCATGCTCGGACCGTACCTACTCAGTCCTGAATCATCCTTATTGTAAGACTGCTTCGCGCTAAAGTACACATGGCGTCCTGGCAAGTCACGGAACAAGCGAATGTGCTTGCGCATGTCGTCACCCATCTCGCCATACGCCTTACGCCCGTCCTTATATAGGCCCTTGTTTGCGACAAGGCACTGCTCACCGATCTCAGAGATACTGTCTAGCGCTACAGACACAAACTGACGACCCCAATCGGTGTGTGCAACCACATGGTAGGCCTGCGCCAAGTCCTCATAGCTGCGTACAGTGATTTGAGGGATTGCGTATTGACCGAGAGACAACACGCCCGACTCGGCGCTGATCAATACTTTTGGATCAGGAAGGGTATGGACAAGTGTGGTCTTGCCTGCACCACCGCGCCCATGCACACATATCTTGACACCGTGTGTCTGTGCGGCTTGGTCTGTGGTCGTGAATTCAATCGTCATTTGGGGTAGACGATGTCGAGGCCCGGAAGACCAGGAGTTTCCGTGAGTACCTCGTACACAACGGACAGTTCTTCTTCGTCACCATCATTGAACGCGGTCTTGTTCAATTCGTACTTGGTGCGGAAGAACTTGTTGCGGATCTTCGTGGGCAAGCTTGCAGCCTTGGTTTGCTCCACTTTACGGTTGATCCTGTACTGTCCCTTAACCTTACGGCCGTCCGGAAGGGTGTAGGTGTTCATCCCTTCCTTCGGGTTAGGGAAGGTTCCAGCAAAAATGGCCTCACGCAGTGCTCTTTCTTCAGCCTGTAGACGGGCCAATGCTTCTGTCAGCTCCTCCCAGCGCTCCATTTGACGGTAGTAGATTTGTGCCTCAAGCGTAGCTTCCGTCATTGTTGCCTCGCATCAACTTGGGTACGTTGTCCAGGTCTTCATAAAACTGGAACCCATCACGTCTTAGAACTGTTTTGATGTCAGGTGAAAGTTCTCCTGTGGTCAGTTTGTGCAGCTCTGCGTCGAGGGCCAGGATGACCTCCAATGGATGCTCAGCGATAAGTTGTCGTAACCTGTACAGAGTTATGACATCCGCTGGCTTATGTCTAGACACCAAAGAGAAGACGTCCCATTGTGTTCCGATCATATTCCAACCTGGCCTGGGTTTGGTGGACAGGTAACCTAGGTGAAGTAGGACCTGATTGTCAACCCCTGTCAGTGGGATAAAATAGGGTTGTGTGGACCGGTGAATGTGTTGTACTATAACCCCTCCCAGGACCTTATTTGACCCCGATCCCGGTTATGGAAAGAGGTGTTTTGATTATTCGCCGTGAGACACTCATGGAGGCGACTCTGCGCTTGTTACGCGAGTCTCCACTGAGTATACCTGAAATACATGCAGGCATGAAAGAGCAAGGCTCCGAAGTCACATTTTACTGGCTTCGTAAATTCAGTTCGGGGAATGTTAAACATCCATCTGTCAACCGTGTAGAGGAACTTTATGTCTTCCTCTGCGGTGACCACCAGTAGATGGCGTTACCCAATTCGTTGCGCACACATAATCAATGGTTAGTAAGCGGTAATGATAAGGCGCCGCGGTCTGTTAAGACTGGACGTTATGCAGACGCGCGCGATCCCACCCTCTTCGTCTCTTACGAAGAAGCCTTAGCCTACGCTGCACCACGTTCATTTGACGTTGGCTTCGCCCTTACTAGTGACGACCCCTTCGCAGTAATTGATCTTGACGATTCCGTCGATGATCCTGCAACTGAGGCTCAAAAGCAGCGCCATGCCAAGATATATAATGCTTTTGATACGTATGCCGAATTATCCCGTTCTGGTACTGGTGTTCATATCTGGTGCCTCGGCTCGGTGCCTCGTGGTGCTCGTAGAGATCACGTAGAAGTCTACTCATCTTCACGCTATATGATCTGTACGGGCCGGGTAGTTAAGGATCGGCCCATAACGGATCAAAATCACTTATTGCAGTTGTTGTACAGTGAGATTACTCGTGGTAAGGCTACGGGCACAAACGATCTTGAGGAACAACCAGCTCTGCAGACGGATAACGACGTTCTCCACATGGCGTTGAATGCGGCGAACACAGAGAAGTTTGAAATGTTGTGCCGAGGTGAATGGGAAGACTCCTATCCTTCCCAAAGTGAGGCTGATTTTGCACTAATGAATATGTTCTGCTTTTACAGTAAGAGCAATGAGCAGTGCCGGCGCATGTTTCGTATGAGCGCTTTAGGTAAGAGGGATAAGGCGCACCGAGATAAATACCTAGATTATATGATCGGAAAGATCAGGGCAGAAGAACCTGAGCCCATCGATTTTAGTTACCTGCGAACAAACGGCCGTGTGGGAATTCCAAACGAAACCCCCCCGGTGTCCCAACCTCCGTTGGAAAAGGTGTTACTGGCTAGCGTTCAAAGCGGTATTACGTATCCCCCGGGGTTAGTGGGGGCGGTAGCCCAGTACATATACGATAGTTCAACAAGACCTGTAGCGGAAGTGGGGATAACGGCTGCAATTGCCATGTGTGCAGGGATACTTGGCAGGCAGTTTAATATTTCGAACACGGGCCTTAATCAGTATGTGATTCTTATCGCGCAGACTGGTGTTGGGAAGGATGGAGCGTCGGCAGGGATAGAAAGAATATTACATGAGGTGAGGAAGACGGTGCCCGCGGTCGACGCGTTTGTCGGTCCGGGTACTTTTGCTTCTGGGCAGGCGGTGATAAGGACGTTGGATGAAAAAGCTTGCTTCTTTTCAGTGATGGGTGAGTTCGGGCTTACGTTGCAGCAGTTAAGTGATCCGTCTGCCGCTGGCCATACGATTGTAATGCGCAGGGTGCTGCTTGATCTTTATGGGAAGTCGGGGAAAGGATCGGTTATATACTCCTCTTCTTATTCAGATAAAGAGAAGAATACGAAGACGCTGTTTGGACCTGCGATGACTATATTTGGTGAGTCTACGCCAGATAGCTTTTTTGCAGGGTTGTCACAGCAGCATATTGCGGATGGGCTCATACCGCGGTTTTTGATAGTTGAGTATTTGGGCTCACGGCCGGATAGGAATACAAAGGCTTTTGTGCCGCCGCCTGAGGAGTTGGTGCAACGTGTGGCTGGGATTGCTGAGACGGCGTTGCGGATGATGAACAATCGTAGCTTTGTTGATATTCAGGTTGGTGCTGAGGCCACAGCGGTTCTCGCCGCGTTTGACCGTGAGTGTGATAAGCGTATACGTGATGGTGAGTCCGAAGCTATTAAACAGCTTTGGAACAGAGCGCATTTGAAGGCGTTGCGGTTAGCGGGCTTGCTCGCCGCCGCGGACAGGGGGAGTGGGGGAGTCGGTGGGGGAGTCGGTGGTGTGGTTGAGGTGAATGGTGAAGAGGCTTCCTGGTCCATTGATTTGGTGTGGAGAGATTTGGAGGCGCTATCGGAACGGTTTGAGCGTGGAGATATAGGAGAGGGGCTGTCGAAACAGATGGTTGATATCAGAAGGGTGCTGAGACAATTTGTTGAGAGGTCACCTAAGGAGCTTGAGGGTTATGGGGTGACACAGCTCCATAAAGAGAACTTGGTTGTGCCGCATGTGTATGTGCTAAGGAGATTAGCTAATGTGTCTTCATTTAAGAAGGATAGGCGCGGTACAACGAATGCGATCAAGGATGCTTTGCAGCAACTTATAGACTCAGAGGTAATTAAGGTTGTGCCGAAAGTTCAGATGAAGACAATGTTCAATGGTAGTGATGCTAAGCTGTATCATATTGTTGGAGATTTGAAATGAGTGGAGGATGGAAGGTGAAAGGGATTGGGTGGAGGGGTGATCTGTCCAATGAGCATTGGCCTGAACAGATTGGACCGTTTCGTGTTGTGGACGTGAAGTTTTCGCGGTTGTCGATTTTTTCGCGCGTCGGGGGCAGAGAGTGTGGGTTTTTGGAAGTGTGTGGATTTGTGATGCGCGATGGCTGGCCGTTACCACATGATGTTTCACATGTTGTGCGGTATCGGTTGCGTAACGGCAGCTCGGTTTATCGGATGTATGTGTATGGAGAGAGGGAGAGGGAGAAGTGGGAGAGGGAGAGTGGAGGGAATGATGGATCGTGAGAAAGGACTTATCACTACGCACATGCCGGAATCTTTGCAAGTGGATTATGTGACTTTGAATGGCGAAGTGGTGTGTAATGTGGTTGCGGTAGATGATAGGGAAGGGTGGGTGGAGATTTTGTTGATTCATGGTGATTTGGTGGGCGCACCAGAACGTGCCCGGATCTACGGTCGCGTTGAAATTCATTGGCTTGAGTGGGAGTAGTAGATTGTTCAGGTTTTCGCGTATGCGGGGTGATTTTTGGTGCTATCCTTTTGAATGTTGTTGTGGCACAACAAGTTGCAAGGTGTCTACTGGTGGTGTGGGGTATAAACCCGCCCATACGGGGGTAAACACGTCCAAATCCACGCGACTAGACGGACACACAGTACTGTATATTAAACTCCTTATATTATTATACTAGGTACAGTCTTGTGTTGGATTTGCTGGAGATCTTTGTGAAAGGATGTACTTATAACTGTTATATGATTGTTCATTGAGGTAATGATTGGAGGTAGACTGGAGGTAGATTTGGGTGAATAGAGGGGTGGATGGGGGTGAATGGGGGGTGAATGGGTTGATTAGCTATCGGATTGGAGGGTGCTATGGCTGGACGGATGAGTAGGAACAAGGGTGGCAGGGGGGAACGCGAAGCGATTGCGTTACTTCAGCCTGTTATTGATAGGGTTTGCGAAGTGCTTGGGACTGTGCGCTTTGAACTTAGAAGGGATTACAGACAGAGGTTTGAGGCAAAGCGGTATGATATTGTCGGATTGCCTTGGTTTGCGTTCGAGATTAAACGGCATGAAAATCACAGTGGCAGGGAGGGGTGGTGGAGACAAGTCATGGCCAGTGCAAGAGAAGGGCAGGTCCCGGTGTTGATGTACAGGAAGAATCATGGTCCTTGGATTGTGCGCACTCGTGTGCCTATCCGTGTGGTCAAAGGAGGTGTCGCTGTGCGCTGTACTGTTGAAATGTGTTTGGAAGACTTCCTGGTCTACCTAGAACAGTTCTTGTTAGATCGGTTGAAAATCACATCTGAAAATCACTAAGGCAGGAAAAGTTTACGGATCATTCAGGAGGGACCCCTGCGCAGGGTTTCCTGCGGATCAGGCGCACAAGCACACGTTTTTTCCAGTTTCCCGGCAAGGGATCTGAAGCAGAAATCAGGCGCAGGAGCACCATGCGGACCTTATGAAGCTTGGTTGGTGCGCACCTCTTGACTGATCCCGTGAGCATGTGGTACCTTTTAGGTATGATCAACACCACCTGGGAGCAACCATGATCAGGAAAAAAGTCGTCGACCTCCGCACCGGGCTCATGCATCCGACGCGGGATGCAAGCGGCAGGCGTGTGTCCTACAAGCGAGCCGCAGTCATCATGCGCGTATGGGAAGAGTGGGCGGACACGCGCCCCTGCACATGGGTCGGTTGGGTGCAGAGCCTGTGTCGTATGCGGATATGGTGAAGGTGGGTTGACTGCGCCTGTACCCTCATTTTATACTACATCATACCCAAACTGGGAGGGAGCATGTTCACCGTGGAGTGGATGGACGTGAGAGCAGACGCCCTGCTCAAGTTCGCAAATGGGTGATCTTGCTCTGCGTTTGCTGGCCAAGTGGCGCAGAGAAGGTGGTACGTGGCGGGTTACTGTCAGGATCGAAGGATACGACATGTCCTTTACTTACGCACTACCGGGCAAGATCAGCAAGCGTCGAGCGGAGGGCGCCGCGCGCAGACTGTGCGCAAACGAGACAGACGAGAAGATGAAACATATCTTCGTAGTGGACACCATTAAAGAAGGGGGTTGACAGATTCAACCAGAGGTGGTACCTTGTATCATAGCAGTTCGACCTACCCAACCCAAGGAGCATCGAAAATGAGCACCGAGACCATCGACCGCACCACCATCCGCGACCGGCTCAAGAGCACCACGCCGGACGAGTTCCAGCGTGCACACACCAAGGCGGTCCTGATCGAGATGGCGGTCATCCTGGGGCTCGCGGAGCCTGCCGGCACGAAGCCGGAGCTGTACGACCTGATCGTGGGAGCGGCCAACCTCCCGGATCCGTCGCTCCGTGGCAAGTCGTCCGTCGAGGATCCCGTCGCCTACGTCTGGTACAAGGCCGACGAGATGACGGCTCGCGAGGGCGCGCGTCGGAAGGACGTCGTGGAAGCGTGCATCGCACAGGGGGTGGCGTACCACACCGCGCGCACGCAGTACCAGTCCTGGTTCACAGCGACGGATCGCGGCAGCAAGCGTCTGTCGGAGCTGGACCCGAAGGACATCCCCGCGGCGCTGCGTCCCGCGGCGGAGTAAGCGTGGGACCGGGGGTCCGGGTCCTCTCCCGGGCCCCCTTCTTCTGCCTAGGAGCTTGCCTATCATGACGACGTATTACGACGACAACTTCGGACACTGGGACATCGAAGACGACGAGGATCTGGACTTCTACCGTCGAGTCCAAAACGAGTCCGTCGACAAGAAGTGCAAAGGCTGCTGCCGGGTAGTGCGGATCCGACCCGACTACGCCTACTGCAACAGATGTGCTGACATGCTCGAGCACGGGATGGATGTGTATTGTGACGATGACGACGAAGGTCTTGACTGAGCCTGGGGTGGGGTGGTATACTATAGGGTAAGGTCACACCAACCCAAGGAGCATCCATGACCAACGCAAAAGCAACAAGGCTCTATGCACAATTGGAGCACGACATCGAACACCATGGTCTTGAGGGCGTGCTCAACATGCTCGCCGGTGTGTGCTACGACAAGGCTGAGCACCTCCGCAGCATGTGGAACGAAGGTGCTGTGGCGGACGCCTGGACCGAAGTGGGGGACGCGCTCACGGTACTTGAGGTCGACTCACCCGTTCGCTCCATTTCACCGATGCGGAGGATTTGATGGACGAACCCATCCTGCGTCTCACCCGTGAGGGTCTAAGGCTCACCCTCAGCCAGTACGTGCGCCACAGGAATATCTATGTGCAGTCAGGTCGCGCGTTGGACACGCGTGTCAGATCCAGGGAAGCATTTGAAGCACTCGAAGAACTCCTCTGGGACATCATGAACAACGGGAACATACCCAATGACTGAGATCACTGGCGTAGGATACGACGGTCGACCCCGATACTTGGTGGACGCTCATGGAAAGCGTGTCCACATGAACTCGGCGCACACGACGTTTCGGGGGGAAGCGTGCAAGGTGGTCGGCGGCAGCCCGCCGCACAAGCCAGGGAGCACCGGCCGAGTCTGGCTCGAGTTCAAGCGTCACAAGCAGGAAGTGTTCCCCAGTGTGGTCAATCTTCAATGGGAACGCCCGTTGAGGAGCAGCCAACCGGAAGCCGAGCTGCAGCATCGCCAGGCTGAAGCCAAGAGGCTCAAGTAATGGCAAACGCAATGTCACTTTCGCACGCACAGGTTCGGGCGCTGACGAAGTTCCTGGAACACGCTCTGGAGCATGTCAGTCTGGACACACTCACAGAAGCCATCGGGCTTGAGGAAGCCTACCGGGTGGCGCGGCTCTATACTCGTTTGCAAGAGCGGAAAGACAAGGAGTAAGTACATCGGCGCCCAAACGGGCGCCTTTGTTCCGGCTATGAATTGCTCCTGACGAAAATCCCTGAATATGCGGATGCGCCTGCGTTTACGAAAATCGCAAATCCTGCGCCTGCTCCTGCGGTTGGATAAAAATCGCAAATCCTGATCTTGCGCCTGCGCTTGCGCGGAACATTGCGGTGACGGCAGGTTTGACCGGCCTCAAAAGGCGCCGGACTCAAAAGAGGACAGTGGTGTCCTGCGCCAAGGAATGGACCACAGAATATGTCCACTTGAGGTGACGTTGGCGATATACTCCAACAAGTGTGGCGGAGTTACTCCAAAGCCAAGAACTGGACCACAACTCGACTAGAGTGGTAGTTCCTTGTAACTCGTTGCGGTATAAGCACTTACGGCGTTGGTCCAATCGGTGGTCTGGTTCCTGTAGTATAGGTAGGTCCTGGTCCCACCCATGAGGACCACCACCAAAGGAGCCATACCATGGCCAGCAAGAAGACCAAGTCCCAGCCCGCCGCCACCCCCGCCGCCACGTTCGTGGCGCCCGTTACGGTAGCCAAGGCGGACCGGAAGGGATCCAGCACCGTGGAGAACCCCGTGGGCGCCACGTGGGTGATCTGCTGGAACGCCACCGCCAACGCGGGTGGGACGCCCCCGGCCCGCGCCACCCTCCACAAGCTCGTTTGGGACACCGGGGTCGCCTACTACACTGGGCGCACCCAGGTGCAGAAGTTCCTCCAGTGGTTCGCGGCCGGCCAGCCCGCCGCCGGGCTCCCGCGTGGGGTCGTGTTCCCCACCATCCTGTAGGCTCGGGGAGGGGGCGGTGCCGCGTAGGCTGCGGTGCCGCCTAACCCGCGGCCTGGTCCCAAGCCCAGGCGCCACCCACCTAGGAGCAACCCCATGTTCACTACTGTCGTCGCCACCACCAAACTCGGCGCTTACGTCGCCAGCGATCCGGATAACCTGCGTGCGGTCGACCGGCTGCCCACCCATGTGCTCGCCAACATGGCCGGGGCGGCCAGCGAGGGTTATGGCCGTGAGGGGCGCGACAACGACTATCCTGCGGAGTACTGGGAGCACTACTACCCGCGCAGCATACTCGTCATCGTCGTTGCGGATATGTACCAGAACGTGGAGCCATACGGCGAACGG